AAATTTATAAAAAGGACTATTATAAAACTAGATGAACCGTTTATACCAGTTCAAAAAGAAATAAATCTAAAGGACCCCGTTTTAAGAATTAAAGGTATTCGTAAAAAGAAAAATATAGATAATAATTATGATGAACCACACGAGAAAAAAGAGGAGACAATCCAACCGTCGTCAAGTTAAATCTAAAGGTGGAACTTTTAAAAAGATGGTTAAACTAAGATGTAGTCCAAAACCAAATGTCAACAAGATAAATGATTTTAGTTGTTATACAGACACTTCTTTATTTGAGTTGAGAGATTTGTGGAATAAAAGACACCCAGATAAACTAATCAGTAGTAATGAACCGAAAGTAATTTGGGAATTATTAAGTGAATATATGAAAAACGTATGTAATAAAGAATCGTGTTGGTTAAAACAGAACTTTGTGGCAACAGATAAGATTAATGATTTTATCGATGATTTTGCTCCTGTATCTCCATCGGAATGGAAGAAAAACCCTAACGAATGGTTATCTAGCGTTGACATTATAAGAGTTATGAAACAATACGAGAAGGCGTATAAATGCTTTGAGTTTTTTGGTCCATCTCCAATTGATTTTGATAGTAAAACATCCAAAACCAAATGTGTTTGGGATGAGATTTGTAATATAAATTTGGAAGACCAAATAAAAAGAGGTAAAACAAAGTTAGGGTTTATTTTTAATACAGACCCACATTACAAATCCGGACAGCATTGGATTTCTTTATTTGTAAATATTAAAAAAGGAACCATATTTTTCTTTGATAGTGCCGGCAATAAAATTCCAAAACAAATAAAAAGGTTGGTTGACAAAATAATAAGACAAGGACGGCAACTTAATAAAACCATGGTGTTTGACCAAAATTATCCGGTTGAGCACCAATATGGCAATACCGAATGTGGGATTTATTCTATTTATTTTATAGTTCATATGTTAGAAGATAAAGTTTCCGGATATTATTTAAAAAACCATATTTTAAAGGATGAGTATATGGAGAAATTCCGAAAGTTATATTTTAACGAAAATTTGTAATGTGTTAAAAAGTATATAAAATAATGTATGTGATAAATAATATAAAATGAATAAATCTGATTTTATATTAAATGATAATATTGAACTACTTTGGGAATTAATTGTCGACACAGATATTGTAAAAATGAATTTTAATTATATTGAAAAAATCAAAGAGACATTTAATTCAATTCTACCTATTTTTTATGATAGAGAAAAAAACAATTCGGCAGATTTAATGACACTTAATAAGATGTTTATTTCGGTTATTATTAATAAAATAAAAGGAGAATTTTTTAAAGAAAAGGAAATAGTTACAAGTAAGGATATAAAAAACGAAAGAATCAATAAGTTTGATACCGAACTAATGAAACAAAAAACCGATTTTGAGAATCATAACACAATCAAAGTTCCTCCAGCACCAAAATTTAACGATAAATTGGACGACCCATTAGAAGATATGGAATTGATTATTAAACAAACAATTGCTAAACGTAATTTTGACGTTGAGCAATTTAATAAAGATATTTCCCCCAATTTAAATTCTGATTTTTTAAAGTCGACAGAAACGTCTATAAAAAAAGAAAAGGATACCTTAAATAAAACAAATGAATTGAAATATATTAAGATAGATAATAAGGAGTTGGGTAATACAATTATAAATAATAATTTGATTGAGTTGCCTCCTTTAAAAAAACCTACACATACAGATTTTAATAAACGCATTTCTTGGGGTTCAACAACGGTAACCAATTATATGCACGACGACCAACTCGAGGATATTACCCCAATTCAGAATAATAATATTTTATTAAAACTGAAACAGATAAAAACGCCCGAAATAGTTAATAACACCGAAAGTATAACTCTTGAACACCTAAATAATAAAATATACGTATTAACAAATATGGTTCAATTCCTTACAGATAAATTATGCGGTCCCTAATTCACGATTTGTTTAAATACTTGTGTCCCATCTTCGTTAAATTCATAGGTTCCTATTTGTATTGGATTTAATCCCTTATTTTCTAACGCCTCTTTATAACTAGCTAAATCATAAATATACCATAAAGATTTATTTATTATACGATAAACATACTCAACGCCATTAATTTTTATGGATTTACCGACCCATTCAAAGTCTCTTTTATTTGTTCTTAATGTATTATCACTTTGTTGTTTCGAATAATCAGGAACATACGAAAATTTAGAACTATCTGGGTCCGCAAAATTCATACAAGAAATTTTTTCTTTTCCGTGTGGATAAATCGAACAATCAAAAGAGGTTTCTTTAATTATTTTAGTTAATTGATTACTTAATTTCTCTTTTATGGTGGATGTTTCAAATAATAATTGGTCACTTGTTACCGGAACCGCAGGTAACCCTTTGCTTAAGTCTTTTCGTTTAAGTTCAATCGCATCATCGCTTTTTAATTGTTTTTCTGAAAAAACCATTAAATAAATAAATACAACAACGGTTTGTAATTCTTTTGGTAAATCGGTATGACTACATATACGACGCGCGCGACCGATAACTTGTTCGGTTCTTACTGGATGCCAATATGGTTCCATAATATGAACGTATCGTGTATTTCTTAAATTAATACCTTCTGAACCCGATGAAGTTATCATTAAAACCTTAATGACTTCACCATAATTGTTATTTTTAGAAAATTCTTTTAATTTGTTTGAAATATTGGTTGGAATATCATCCCAAGAACTATTATAAATATTTCGGATAATTTCCTTTTCTTCAGGTGTTTCTGTTCCAGTATATAACGCGTATTTTGGTTTAGTTAATTCATCTGCGTTAAAATCTAAATCCCACGTATCTACTCCGTTTTTTTTTATTTTAAATCGGGCAAACCCGTTTGCTTCCAATACTAAACTAAATAACCCGACGCCTTCAAGGGTTCTAAATTGACTATATATTAAATGTAATCCAATATAATTTGGGTCCTTAATATTTTCCAATACATGTAAAAATTTCGGACTATAGGTTTGAAGTCCTTCAGGAGATAAAAACGTGGGCGCGTTATCCTTAATATATTGTATTTTTTGTGCTATTCTATCTTGGTAAGTAACATCAGATGAATTGTTAATAAGTTCATCGCCTTCAACTTCTCCCTCATATAAATTGTTAACGTCAATATTATTTTCTATTTTTTTAGTTTCTTTTAATATGTCAACCATATTTGAAACATCATCGTTGCCTTTTACATCGTTGTGTCTTCGTGGAAGAGGACGGTCAGGCATAACGAAATTACAGTATAATCGTGAAAAAATACGGTATGTTGATGCTGCTTCTTCATAAATGTCGCCTTTACCCTTTTTGGGTTTTTCGGTTTTTCGTTCTTCAACCCGCGCCTTTTCATAAATTTTAAATTGGAAATCGCTCATTTCAACATTAACCACAAAATAATCCAATGATAGGGTTTTTGTAAATGTTGGCAATAAATCTTCTTGTGCGCTACGAAAATAGGAAGATAATCCAATAATTCTTCGTTTAAGTCCATCGACGTTTTTTATTTCTTTGGTTACGTTATCGATATATTCTCCAGAAAACAACTCTAATTTATCAGGTAGTGCTTTAAAATTGTGAATCTTAATTCCTTGCGGAAGTATTTCAATATTGTTTTGTTTCAAAATACTAATTATGTTTTTTTCAAATTCCGAGTTGCTTATAAAGTCTTTATTTAAAACTAATTCACCTGCTTCGTTTTCCACTTCGTCGGTGACACCATGGTATCCCGTTTTATTAATTACGTTATTAAACCCGAACGGGTTTCGGGTTATTGTTAATATTTTGCTGGATGATGAGTAATCAATATAATCTAAGGTTTTTTCTTTAACAAATATATTTTCAAAAAATAATTTATCTACTTTTTTAGATGTGTTTACCTGTAATGGAAACTCCCACGTTTTTATATATCCTCGTAAAATATTAAACAAAATGCCGAATTCGTTCGGATAATTTATAACGGGGGTTCCTGTAAGTAAAACGATACGTGTGTCTACAGCACTCATTAAATATTCATATAATTTAATTGATAAAAATTTGGATTGGTGTTCCTTCTCTCCTCTATTGGTAATTGGTATATCCTTTTCTTTTTCTAGTTTGTTGACAATTCTACTAATTAAATTATGGGCTTCATCAATAATGACTACGGCACCATCAAATAAATTTTTTGTATAATTATCCGTTAATGTGCTTAATGTTGAGTTTCGCAACCCATTATAGTTTATAAACGTATATTTACTTTCAATCATTTTATCCAATTGTTCGTCTAATGATTGTTTCGATTCTCCTGATAATTTTGCGTAATTGGCGGGTTCTCTTACATTCACAAACCAAGCACCATTTTTTTTCCGTATATATTCAAGTGGTAGATTTAATACATTTGATAAAACAGGCAATAATTCAGGATTGATAGTTATATCTACCCATTTCCAATATTGATTTCTACGAAATAATAAATCTCCGCATTTTTTCAATTCAACCATATAATTTTTTCTTAATGATGCCGGAGTCATAATAATAATTTTTTTGTTATCCTTCATACCTTCAGCAATCGAGATTGATGTACACGTTTTACCTGAACCAAGACCGTGATAAAGCAATAATCCGCGATAAGGAGTAAATAAATTTAAATAATCTCTTGTTATTTGTTGGTGTATTAATAGAGAAACATTTCCGGATGATTTCCCTATATTGGAACAAGTAATATTTTCTGTTTCGGATAATTTCTTTTTATAAGGTTGGAAAATAGAATTAATATTATTAATGTATTTTTCTCTGTTATTCATATAATAATTCGAAACTTTTACAATTACATTTGGTTGTTTTTCGGGTAAAAACTGTGTAATTGCTCTATTATCAATCTCAATGTTTATTTCAGGACCGATAATAGAAACGCCCCGTTTAACTGGTTCTGTTATTCGAACTTGTTTTTCAGGTTTATCTTCAAAAATATCCTCATTATTTTCCAATATTAGTTTTTTCGACGGTTTAATATTCTTGACAGGTTTAACAATTTTAATGGGTTTTATTGGTTCATTAAGTTTTTGAATTTCGGTGATGTTAGGATTTGCTCGAACCTTTAATAATTTATTGGTTGCTAATTTGTTTTTAAATAACTCCATATTAAATCCTTTTTGTCGGTCGTCAATCATTACAATAGATTGTGGTGGTTGAATAGTTCCAGGTTGGTTTATTATTGAAGGGGGTTCAGGAATAATTATGTTGACCAAAGTATGTTTTTTAATATTTGGTTTAATTTTTAATGTTTCTAAATAATTAATCATACCTTATATAAAACACACATATAAAACTTTTAACACCTTTTAACATTTAATTCGGTTAATTATCATTATGTATAAATAATGATAATTAATATTGTATTGTGTTGACATCCATTAAAAATCCTAAATATATTATTCAATATAATCTTCTAAATTTTCGGTAATAAATGTAATTGCTTCATTACACGCGATTTGCTCTGCTTTTCTTTTTATTTTGTGTTGTCCTTCGCCCATAAATAAAAATATTTTTCCGTTTGTGTTAACATACTCGTGGATATGTTTAAATGTTTTGATTTGATTAATGTTTATTGCTTCCATGTAATTTAAATTATAAACTGGTTGTCCCAAACATAAATAAACACCCATTTTATAACCGGCATCCGGGTCGTGACTTATTTCAAGATAATGGGGTGTAACTTTAAACTCTTTTTGAATTTTAACCTGTAAAATATTCTTGTAGTTATCATCATTTTGAATTAATGCTATCCAATCAATATGTGTTTCAAATATATTTTCTACGAATTTTTGGGCAATTTGAAACCCTGGACCAGTAACGAAGACGTTTGTAAACCAAGCATCTTCATCCTTAATATTTATTTTGTTAAAATCCAAAAATAGAGCACCTAAAAAGGATTCGAATAAACACCCTAATTTTTTTAAGTTAGTTCTTATTTTTTTTTCTTCGGCATGTTTCGATAAAACTAACCATTTATTTAAATGCATTTCCATTGCGATTTTCCCGATAGCTTCGTTTTTAACAATTGCGATTTTCTTCTCTGTCATAAACCCCTCATTTTCTTTAGGAAACCTTCTATAAAGGTAATATTTGGTAATTAATTCTAAAACACCGTCTCCCAAAAATTCGAGTCGTTCATTAGATTTAGTGCTTAATTTCATACAATCGGGTGGTTTCTCAACGATAGTTATATTTTGTTGTATATTTTCAAAACTTGAACGCTTAGTGTAAGACCTATGAATAAACGCGCGTTTATATAATGCGAGGTTGTTAACAATTGGAGGAACTCCGTATTTAGTAAGAATAGATTGAACTTCGCTCAATGTAATCTCGACATTTAAATTGTTATATGGATTAAAAATAAGTCCATCATCACATTTAATAATATCATCTTCATAATTTAAATTAATCATTAAGTATTTACAGTTTTAGTCTTTATATTATTTAAATTATTAGATTTAGAATGATATTTTAATTTTTAAAAAATATAATATTTTAATATTATATAATATGGTTTATATGTCTGGTAGTAAAAACGCGAGATATTCCGCATCAATTTGTAACAGAACTAACGTTTGTGGAGGAATAAAAAAAGCAGGTATTGCTTCTAGAATCGGTCTTTTTATGCAATCTAACCCAAATTTGATTGGAGCCCCTCAATCATTGCCTAAAACTTGTGTTGTTAGCAAAACAATTCAAACCCAAAAATACGGTTATCGCGCGGTTCATGGAGGTAATATGGGTTAAATATTATTAACCAATATTTAGAGCAGTGTTAATATCAAACAATAATATCACCCAAATTTAATTTAGGTGATATTAATATTTTAATATGATGGTTGTTCTGCCAAAAACATATTACTAAACCCTCCAATTTTTAAAACAGAATATCCCAATCCTTTTAGAAAATCTGTTAGGTCGGTATTTATATTATTCATTTCAAATAATATCTTTGGATAATTAGATGTTTTAAGGGTATTTTGAGAAAATAATAATGCGTTTAATTCGTTCTCCTCAATATCTATCTTAATAAACCCGATATTATCAATGTTAAAACTATCTAGAGTTCTAATATTTATTTCTTCTGTTTGTAAAATATTCGATGTGTTGACAATTGACGACCCTCCGCCATCTAAACTACATATATTTAATATTTGTTTTCCAACTTGTTTTTCAGACCCTAAACCGATATTAATACATTCAATATTTTTAATGTTAGATAACGCAACGCTTCCACATAGTGAATAGAATGTCATTTTTTGTGGTTCGAACGCGTATACTGTTTTACAATGGTCTGATAAACTAATTGAGTATGTTCCTGAATGTGCTCCTATATCTAAGAAATTTTTATCTTTTACACATAGTTGCTTACACCATTCAATTAAGGATTTTTCAAATAGACCATGGTC